TCTTTTTTGATTTATAAAATACACCACCTGAAGGTAGTTGTACTATATCGTGAGGTAAGTTAAAACTCTCCGTTCCTGCGTCAATGATACTTTGGTCCATATTGTTTGTCTTTTATAATAAAATATACAGTAATTTCTTTTTTTTTAAATAGAAACAAAAAAATCCACATACCTAAGCATGTGGATTTAAATATATTTTGACTGAAATATTTTAATAGTTAAAAATCAATAAACTAATATACAACGGTCCATTCGCATTGTAGCTGTGATACTTGCTAAAGCGTCTGTATTATAAGCCAATGAGTCAAAGTTAACATCCGATAAGAATGTTCCCTCTAAAATCCATTTCTCAACAACAACACCAGTTGGGTCTAACATTTCTAAATCGACGTTCTTTTTGTATCCTGCGGCATAACCCATACGACCTGTCACTGATTCAGCACATAGACGTACCCACTCCATAAGAGCTTGAGACGCAGACGGACCAATAGGGTCACGGAATTTAACGTTAAGAGTTCCCCAAGTAAAACGACCTGCAACATAGGTTGAAGTGTTTAAGAAGGGAATCTCAACAGGGTTTATAGTTATATGTGGTCTTGACGTAGATTCAACGAACCATTCGTTAATACCCAATGTTGTTGGGAACCGAAGAATGAACCTGTTTTGTCTTTTTGGTTCATACGGTATCGGCATTTTCATCAATAAATCAGCCATTTTCTTTCTTTTTTTGTTATTTTGTGTTTATTTTGTTTTCTATAAATATCTCCAAATAAATTTTTTATCTTTACTTTCAAGATTTAAAAAATTATTCTTAGCATATAAGTATCTAGTTTTATTTATTAATATTCTTTTTTAATTCCTCCTGCAGTAGAATAAGTCTTAATTATATTATCTGGCTCATTTTCAAAATGACTTTTAACTTTTTCCACATTTCTTAAATCATCATCTGAAAAACCAATTATAGGTAAAAAGTTATTAGTTATTTTATTCTTTAAATACGCTTTCTTCTTAATTTGTTCAGAAACTTCTTTAATATACTGAACAAATTCTTTTAAAGCTTTAATTTTTCCTTCTTCGGGATTTGTTGCCGAGCCTTCTCCATAACTCACAGGATAAAATCTACAAAGGTCTAAATATTCACGAATTATTTCACGTTTATTTAAATCACCCTCATCGGCAATGTGTCGAAATTTTTCTAAGTTCTTAACTAACTCGTCTGAGTTAATTCCATTTTTATTTGAAACAATTAGGTTGTATACCGCCTCTTTAATTACCGAAGGGGTGTGACCTCTAGCGGTAACGATAGAAAAAATAGACCCGTTATTTAACGCCTCCACAAAATCAGGCCAAGCAGGACCTTGTTTAGCTAACATTGAGTCAACAATAAATTGTTTATCTCCATCAACCCCAAAATATTTAAATGGTTCATCACTAAACCCTACAATAGTATGTCCTTCATATTCAAACGGTTCCTCACCTATGTCTGTTCTATATTCCGCAAAATCCTCAGTTGACATACCAAAATTATTACCGTCCTCATCTTTTAAGATAATCTTAGTTGGCATTATCAGTATGTTGTCATCCCAATCAAATGAATAGTATTTCATGTCAGGTGTTCCCTCTTCATCAATACCTTCTACTATTCTTTTTCTATTTATCATTTTCACTATTTGGCTAAACAAGCCGAGGTTTTATGTCGACTTGTTTGTTATTTTATTTTAGATGTTCTCAAAAGATGCACCTGTTGGAGTAATATAGAACGTAATGTCTATAAATTCTAACGACTTTGTAGGTTTAACGTAGATTTTACCCGTCATTTGGTTTCTATCTAAGTCAGCAGCATCTGAAGAAACTGTTACACGGAAATCGTATAAACCTCTGTCTCTTCTGATTGCGTCTAATATAGGGTTAACCGCATCTAAGAAATCTTGTCTTACTTTTTGGTCGTTTTGTTCAAACAGTAATCTTACAGACACCGCAGAAATTAATTTACGAGCTTGAAGTAATAATCTTCTTACGTTAATTCTATCAAGAGCTGATTGTCTAACTTGTAGTGTTTTATTACCCCAAATTACAGTTCCAACATCAGAGAAGGTTGCAATTGGGTTAAGACGACCTTGATATAAAGTATCTCTATCTTCTTGTGTTAACTTCTTACGTGCTTTAATAGCATTTACAATACCTCTTGTGTAACCCGCCGCGGCAAACCAAGGGAATGCTATGTTATCTGTTAAAGCTAAGTTTCTTGTAACCTCAGCAGTTGCAGGTAGATAGATTTGTGTGTTGTTTACAGTATCTCTTGTTAATACCCATGGGTAGTAAGTTGCGGTATAGTTAGAGTCTATTCCTGCAGTGTCTAAATTATCAACAGCTTCTTGTGGATAAATTAAATCCTGCGTATTAGTTGTTGTTGGAACAAACATGTTGAAGTCAGGAGTTGTACAAACATAAAGTGAGTCAGCTCTATCATTTTCAATCATATCAACCGCACTTCCAACTAAGTCAGAATGATTTACATAATCGACACCAGGTGTAACAAATAAATTAATATTAACCGCTTCAGGATTAACAAAAGTTTTTTGTCCTAATAAGTAAGCGTAGTAATCGGTGTTAGCGTAACCTTGTGTGTTATCTCCAACCGTAATTTGTTTAAATGCTCCCCAACCTGTCGCCGTAGGATATTTGATTGATGGACATGAACCTTTTAAGTATCCATTTCTACCTAATACGAATCTATCACTGTTTGTTCTATGTTCTCTATAGATATCCCATCCGTCAAATCCTCCTTGTACTAAGAATGAGAACTTACGAGCAAAAATTCTGTAGTAAGGGTTAGCTTCTGTATCAGGGTCTTTAGTAAACGGTGCACTACCACAATAGAATGCTGGGGTTCCACTTGTTACAAATGCATTAGCTATAGTAATACCACTTGCATCAATATCCATATGGAATCCTCTACTTCTAAAGTTCCAATCTTCACCCGTAGAATCACTACAAATATCTAAAGGAAGTTGTTTACCTTTGTAATAGTAGTAATCAACGTCAATACCTATAGTATCAGAAATACCTAAATAAGTTCTACGTACATTATCACCATTACTTCTTGTAATATCGTCAGCTCCTGAAGATAAACCAAATGGTGGATTATATACTACCTCACCTGGAAAATCATATTTTTGTTTAATAATTGGGAATGGAGGTCTAACACCCGCATATTCTCTAAAATTAAATCCTAAGAATCCACAAGGTAATGCGTCAATTGGTGCGTCTTCATTAAGTTCAATCATAACGTATTTAGAATTCAATTCATACTCACCGTCAATAGTGCCAATTTTCTTCGCAATGAACGCATTATCATTAGGGTCCATATTACAGTTAGTGAATTTTTCAATAACAACTGGACTTGAGTCCGAATCAAAGAAATCTCTAACTAATACGTCAAATGTTCCATTGTTAAATGAAATATTTGCTATTGAAATTTTAACCTCCGTGTTAGCCGCCTCACCATCAGCAATTGTTGTAAATTTAAATAAGTTGTAAACTTTGTTACCTCTTAATTCCGATACTACCCACGGTGATGTTGGTGATTGATATTGTTCTAAATACCAAGCGATTGATGTAGGGTCAGAACCTTGTCTTGCGTTAGGTAAAGCTGTTAAGTTACAACTTAAACCTCTAATAAACCCTTTTCTCCATCCGTAGTTTAATAAAGCTTGGAATCTTTCTTCAACAAATAAAGGAACTACTGTTCTTGGTTTTGCAAAGTTAGATGAACCAAATACTTTTGGTAAATACTTAGGGTCAGAATTTTGGAATGATGTTTCAAAGAAATACGTGTTACCATCTTTATTTGTAATATTAATACCAAATGTTGCGTATGGATTTTTAGTTACACCTGAATATGCACCTAAACAATCCATAGTAACATCTGTTAATCCGCTAACCTCATAAACAGGTCCATCATCTGTTGAGTATGTCGCCAAACCTCTTGAACGAAGTGTTGCAATTACTAAATCATCATAATCAGTAAACGCAGTTCCTGAAAACACATAAATTCTACCAATTAAAGTTCCTGTATAACAATTAACAGGTGCAGCAGTTGTTGTAGTTGTTGTTGATATTGGGGTTGGTGTAATACAAGGATTTGTTGTTGTTGTTGTTGTTGTTCCTGGTAATGTTGTTGTCGTTGTTATAACAGGTGGTGTTAAAGTCAAACCTGTGACAATAGACCAAAATGAATATCCACTATATGCCGCACTACCAAGATTATCAAATAAACTATAATACCAAGGGTCATTTTCTGGTGCCGCGTAATCAATAAGGTTAGCGTCAACATTATTAACACCATATACATTTGTTTCTGCAGTAAAGATAGGACTAAACGCTTCGTAAGTTTCTCCTGAAATTGGTCCGTAATAATAAATAGAGGTGTTTTCTGAAGACGGTTCGTTTAGAATATCAAAAATTTGGTTAGTCATGTTTGTACGAACAGTTGATAAACTTCCATCAAACAATTCGTAAGGAATGTCTAATTTTTCAGCAATTTCTGCCGGAATTTGTGTTGGGTTAATAAATGATATTGAACCAAAACTGTTATTACAACCTGAGAAATCAATTGCAAAGTCAACTACTTTATAATCAACACATGTGTCAATACAGTTAACCGTAGTAGCACTTTCACAATAGAAATCTACTGTTGCTGGGTCTACGTTTGCTTTAGTTGTTATTGTCCATGATGGACCCGCATCATACCCTGATAAACCTAATATTCTTGTAACAAACAATTGGTTAGATTGTTGTAAATAAGATTTAGCGATATACGCCGCTTCATATTTTGGTATTTGAGTATTTATGAATTTTTCGGGAGAACTTCCCCCAAAGTAAGTTGAGAATTCGTCGAAGTTTGTAATAAAAATAGGTTCGAAGGCTGGACCTTTTAATGTCTCCCCTACAATACCTAGTGTAGTAACCCCTACACTCTGTGCTACGAAACTTAAATCGACTTCAGAAGTATACACTCCAGGTGATACAAATACTTTACTGTTTGTTGCCATTAGTCTTGTGTTTTCTTAATTAATTTATTTTATTGATAAATATTATAAAAAAAACCAAAACACTTTACTTTCCTATAAGTATTTATTATTAGGGAGAATAAATTCTGCCTTTTTTCTACCATGGATAACAACGAAAAAAAAATAAAGAATTTAAAGATATCGATTGAGGCTCATGATATCTTAAAGACCTATTGTGAAAAAAGAGGGATAAAGATGTATCGTTTCTTAGAAAGACTTATTGTTGAGAAATGTAAAGGAAAACCCGATATATACGGAGAGAATTAAACCAATAGATTATTGAGCTTAATTATACTGTCTTTTGTGTCATCATTTTTAACAATAATTAATTTAAGAGTGTCGTTAGTGTTTATTTGAATTTGTTCAATATCAGAGCCATAATAGTCGTTATTAATGTACACCTCAAACGATTCAACATTATCGGTTTCACCTAAATTTAGGTCAACAGTATAATCAAAAATTTGTGTAATAATATTATTTCCAACGACAAATAAAACATCTAAAGTTGTACTTGCGGGGTTTGAAAGTTTTTTTGGTTGTTTTCTTGTTGTCTGTGTTTCAAACTCAACAACTTGTAATACTCTTGAAATTGCTGGAGAAACTTCAAACTCATCTTCATCAATTAAAAAACCAAGTAATATAAATTCATAACTTTGTACATAATATTTTCTTTTTTCCAAATCAAATACCGATTCATCACTAATATTACCCATTACTATTGGAATATAATGTCCTTTAATCACAGTATAGGCTTGTTTTGACGCAAACATCTCAATTACATTTTTATTGAAACTGTTTAGTTCTCTCATTCTATTACATACTATCTTAACATTATATGTTATATCAACAGGTACAGGTTGTGGTATTTTATAAATGTCCGCTCCGTGTCTTTGTCCGTCCCAAGTAGGTACTTGTGCGTAGAAATATTGTTTTCTATTAGGAATATTGTATAGTGTTGCGGGATTAGTTCCAAACTTAACTTCAGGAATACGAACAACTGTTATGAATGGGGGCTCGACATTTTTATCAATATTTTGAATGTTCCAAGTTTCCGTGAATTGAGACCAATTCTGAGTTGTAACTAAAATATCAACCATAGGTATTACCTTTCCGTCAACAACAGTTTTTAAATCTGTTTTAACAAAATTTAAAAACCCACCGTCCAAGTCGGCATGTAATATTGATTTAGGGAGATAGGTACCATCCCTATTAATCTTATCAACCAATTCCTGTCTTCTAGGTAAAAGAGTTTTTGACTGTGTCAAAGGAATGTTTTTTTTAATTTTAGGTAATGGCATTTTAATGTTTTTTTATTTTTTTTATTACGAATAATTTGTTTTTTAAATTAATCATATCAATTTCTTTTGTTTTGTATATTGGTTTTTTATTCGATTTATATACAAAACTATCATACTTATAAGGGTTATACGTTATTACATTATCCGTTGGTTCTTTAGGAATATTTTTACATGGCGACTGACAATAATCAACTAAATCACCAATAACAAATGCGTGAACATTTTTTACCATTTCACGTCTAACTCGTTCTTTACCAGCCTTTCTAACTCTAAACTCAACATCTTTTAATTTAACGTAATCGGCATGTAAAATAACTTTTGATTTATACGACACAGAAAAAGTATGTTTGTGTAAATTATAATAAACCATAACTCTTTCACCTTTAAACTTATCCTCAGAATTATCATGGTCCTGTGTTTCTGTAATTAGTATTTTCATCTTCTATTTTTAACTTGATTAAAACCTTTTCTAATTTTATTATTAAATTGTCCTGATACTAACATCTTAAAATCGTGACTTAGCCATTCAAGATTTGGATTATTATTTTCAAAATACCGTTTAGTTCTATTCATTACCCACCCTTCGTAAACACCAAAATTATCAGGTCTATTACCTGGACTTCCACTTTTTATATCCTCATTTAATTCTTTAATAGCCATATCAAGATAGTGTTCTAACTCAGTTAACCTTCTTATTAATGCCACTTGAGATTCTGTTATTATTATTTTCATTATAAACCTCTAAATTCGTTATTAGTAACCGCTGACGCCATAATAGTTCTATAAAACGGTTTAAACCCTGCATACGTGTGTTTATTATCTGAGATGACTCTTCCGTCATTATTTACGGTATAATATCTAACTCTATCTTCTGTTTCATAGTAACCAATATAGTCACCATAACTAATATCAACACCTAACTCATCCAATTGTCTTTGGTAAACTGACACTTTAATATTACCCGGCTCAAATTGTTCTATTTTTGAATTACCTAAATATTTATTTTCAGGTGCCATAATTTGAACATACCCTTTAAACTCTATTGGTGGTAAAAATTTAATACCATCACTAACAGTTTCACCATAAACATCATCGGTTTTTGTTTTCAGTCTATCAATACGATAAAGAACTAATGTGAAGTTCATATCACCATATAACCATTCCTCCCCTATTGAAAGGTCTAAATTGAAATCTTCATCTCCAAAGAATTTCCCTATTCGAGTAATTGGTACTTTATTAGTTGACATATTGATAAATATTAAAAGATTACTTATTTTTAACTCAAACCAAATCTTTTGGAAAATAATATAGAAAATAACAAACCTCTATTAGAGAGAAGAGCATTAGAGTTACTTGAAACTTATTCAGGTGCAAATAACTATATCCTAAAATTAAAAACTCAAAAAGAATCTAATAAGAAATTTTATCCCACAAGAGCCCAATCTGATTATATTATTAATTATTACGATGTAACACCTAAAGTTGGAAAAAAATGGGTTGACCTTGACCCTTACTTTGCCAAAAAAATTGCTGACGAAAAATTATTAACTACAATACCTGAACAAGTTTGGGTTGAGAAGTTATTGGTTGAGAAAGAGAAAGCCTATCATGTTTGGGGAAAAGTGTTATCGGGGGAAACTATACACGAGTTTTGGTTACCTAAAGGAGCTTTAATTAAGACACACACAATTAAAAATGTTGAGGTGGATTATTCAAAGTACTCTCACAGACCTCCATTAGAACATCAAAAAATTGCCATTGAGAAACTTGCCGGGGCTAAAAGATTTATTCTCGCAGATGATATGGGTTTAGGTAAAACAACTTCCACCATTATTGCCGCTTTAGAAACAGGTGTTAAGAAAATATTAATTATTTGTCCCGCTTCTTTAAAAATAAATTGGCTAAGAGAGATTGAAAACTACACAGATAGGAGTGTTTATATTGCCGAAGGTAAAAACTTCTCCCAAGAACACGATTTTGTAATTGTTAATTACGATATTCTTAAAAATTTTTACGATTTAAAAGATAAAGAAAAATCTGAAATATATAAAAGTAATTTTGGTATAATCATTATTGATGAGGCCCATTATTTACAAAACGGTCAAGCACAAAGAACTAAATTAGTTAATAGTTTTGTTAAAAGTGTTGATAAACTTTGGTTGTTAACGGGAACACCAATGACATCAAGACCAATGAATTATTTTAACTTGTTATCACTCATTGAGAGTCCCGTAGCTCAGAATTGGATGGCATATGCCATTAGGTATTGTCAAGGTTACCAATTTAAAGCGGGAAATAGAAAAGTTTGGAATGTTACGGGGGCATCTAACTTAGAGGAATTAAGAGACCGAACCTCAAGACAAGTATTACGACGTTTAAAAACTGAGGTACTTGATTTACCTGACAAAATAATATCGCCAGTCTACCTAAGACTTAAATCTAAATTATATGAAGGCTTAATGGGAGAGTACTATGATTGGTATGAAAATAAAACAGACGAATCTTCATCGTTAACGGTACAATTTAGTAAGTTAATGAAAGTTAGACAAGTCATTGCGGAAGAAAAAATTAACGATACGATTGAATTAGTTCAGAATATAATTGACCAAGGAAAAAAGGTTATTATTTTTACTAATTTCACAAATACATTAAATAAAATTGCCGACCATTTTGGTAAACAGGCGGTTAGATTAGATGGGTCAACCTCTAAATCTATGAGACAACACGCAGTTGACCAATTTCAGGATAATGAAAAGATTACAGTTTTTGTTGGTAACTTAAAAGCCGCAGGTGTTGGGTTAACCTTAACCGCCGCTGAGGCCGTAATCATGAATGATTTATCTTTTGTTCCATCAGACCACACACAAGCGGAAGATAGAGCGTACAGATACGGTCAAAAATCTAATGTATCAGTTTATTACCCAATATTTGAAAATACTATTGAGGGAGCAATTTATGACATTTTAATAAAGAAGAAAAATATATTTGAAACCGTTATGGGTGACAATTTAGATAAAGCCGACTTTATTGAAGAAGTGATGAATAGAATAAACAATCGCAGATAATTTGAAACTTCCGCTTATTTATAATAATAAAATAAGCCTTATGAAAAATATTGAAAAAAAAATTGACCTCATAACCGAAAAAATTAAAACGGTTGAAAAAAATGAGAATCAAAAACTTTTCTTAAACGAAATGAAAAGAATTGGAATCGAACGATTACCATACGCCTACTCAGCCCTGAAACAATTTATTGACTCAGAAACTATGAACTACCATTATAATAAACATTATAAAGGTTATGTTGATAAATTAAATTCTGCTCTTAGTAAAAAAAAATATGGGGATTTAGAGTTAGAAGAAATTATAAAATCAATAAGTAGATTTGATAAAAACATTAGAAATAACGCAGGTGGTGCTTTTAACCACGCGTTATTTTGGAAAATGTTAACTCCTGAAACTCAAAAACCTCACGGTGAAGTTTTAACTCAAATTAATAAAGACTTCAAAAGTTATAATTCATTTAGAATTAAATTTGAGGAAGTTGCAAAAGAACGATTTGGTTCGGGATGGGTTTGGTTAGTTTTAACAAAGACTAATAAATTAAAAATTGTGTCCACAGCAAATCAAGACAATCCTTTAATGAACGTTGTTGAAGATGGTGGTTATCCAATACTTGGATTAGATTTATGGGAACATGCTTACTATTTGAAATATAGAAACAAAAAAGATGACTATATTAAAAACTTTTGGAAATGTGTTAATTGGGAATTTGTAAACAAACTTTACCAATTAAAGGTTGAATCTAAATTAAATGAAAGTCTTATGTTAAAAACAGTTATCTCTGAAGGTAAATCTGAAAGATGTGGTAGAGATACTAACGAGGCGATTAGATTTATATTTAATATCAACCCAAAAGTTAAAGAAATCTTTAAAATGAGTGTTAATAAAATGATGAAAGAAGTCTTTCCTGAAAACTTTTATGAAAATAACGAATTTGCCCCTGGTGAGATGTCAGGAGTTTATAATTTAGAAAGTGACGGACGTTCAGTAATTAACAAATTAAACACAAATTATAGTTGTTTCTGTGTTCTACTAAACGATATTAACCAAGTACTTAAAAAACAAGATAAACCTGAAATTAAAATGATTGGCCTAACACCATCTGAACAAATTAGTGAAGTTAAAAAACTTGTTAAAGTACTAGATGATTATAAGTTCAGAATTTTTTCTCAAAATTCCTCAACATTTCAAAACTTAATGAAAATTTTAACTCAAACTAATAGTTGGGGACAAAAAAGAGAGGATGAAACAGTTAAGATTCTTAAGAAAAAATTTGGTGATGATAACGTTATTTCTGTTGGTAAATTAGGAAGTAAAGAAGATATGATTGATGGTATTGACTGTGAAATCATAGTTGATGGCGTTAAATTAACAAGTCAGGTTAAACCGTTCACCTATATAAAAAATGTTGATGGTGAAATTCATGTCTCAGGTTCCGCAAATGTTAAAAAATATTCAACTGATTGGTTAATATTTACAAAAAATAATAAAGAAGTGTTAGTTTTTAGTAATAAAAATACTAAGATAATCGGGGGTCAATATGTTTTCCCGGAATCTAATTTAATTTACCGACTAAATTGATATTTATATAGAAACGAAAAACATGGCAATAATACCAGAAAATGAAAGAAGCCCATTATATACTAAAGTAAGACATTTACTTGGGGCACCTCTACGTTCGGTTGAATTAGAGGACGAACAAATGGATACGTTATTGGAATTCGCAATTGACGACTATTCTCAATACGTACAAAATTGGTTAATTGAATCTCAGTGGTCAAATCTATGGGGATTAAACTTAGACACACAATCTTTATCAAGAGCCTTTGTTACAAAGACATTAGACTTTGAAACAAGATATACTTACGCCTATTCTAAAATTGTTGGATTACAAGCTGGTGGTGATTGGGTCCTTAAAAAAGACTATATACAATTAGAACCTAATCAACAAATTTACGAAATACCCGCACATAGAGAGATTAACGAGTTATTATGGTTTACACCATCAGACTTAAATGGTGTATATTTTGATGCTTTTTCATTTGGAGGTTTAGGCGGTGGTGGAATTGGTGGACCTGGTGGTTTTTCACAAATGGGTAATACGGGGTCATATTTTATGATGCCAGCATTTGATATGTTATTAAGAATGCAAGAAATTAATATTCAAAGAAGAATTATATCAGGAGATTTAACCTATACAATAACCGCGTTACCTGAAGGTAAAAAAGCAATTCATTTAATGAATACACCTGGTGGTAAATTTGATTTTGGTAATAGAAATTTAAATAGGGGTAAAGTATGGTATTGGTATTATGATGTTGGTCCTGAAGATAGAGACAAATGTTTAAAAAATAATCCTGACATTATTAAAATGCCTTCAGATGTTCCTTTAGATAAGTTCTCTTGGCCCGAATTAAATAACCCCGCAAAACAATGGGTTAGAAGATATTTCATCGCAACTTGTAAAGAAACTTTAGGTAGAGTTAGAGGTAAATTTAGTGGTAACATTAAAACACCTGATAGTGAATTAACAATGGATTATACTAGTTTATTAACTGAAGGTAAAGACGAAAAACTTAAATTAGTAGAGGAATTAATTGGTGTTGAGGGTACTTTAGCCAGATTAAAACCTGATAAAGTAATGGAGCGTGAAGCTCTTTTGGCGGAGAATTTAAACAAATCACTTAAGTTTAGAGCAATGCCAAGACAAATATATGTAATCTAATATGACAATAAGAAAAAATTTTGGTAGAAAACAAATTGGGGATAAAATATTTGTTGGGGGTAGAGAAACTCAACCGCCCGTTAGTATGTCTCAAAACCCCGAACTTAGATTAGTTGTCAGAGAACCTAATTATAGTACTAATGGTGAAGAGTTTATATTAGTTAAAGATGTTGAACAATCAAAAATAACTTTAAACTCAGACACTACAGAATATATTGTTATTAAAACATTAACAAAAGTATTAATTGTTCCTAGTAAAAATAAAATTGACGAGTACTATGACGAAATTTTAATCGATAAAGGTGCTTGTGTTGAATTTCTTATGATGGACGATGTTTGGTACATTATATCCTCTGATGGATTAAAGTTAAGTTAATTTATAAACTTTTCCCATCCTTCAGAAGCTAATTCATATATATAATCAGGGCTCATTCCTCTTTTATCCCAATATTTAACTTCACCATCAGATAAAGTTAACACTTCCTCTAAGGTATCTTGGTCACCCTCTTTAAATGGTACTCCATTAATTAATTCACATTGTCCCTTAGTAAAAAAACCACGGTCTTCAGGATTGTTTACAATTAATCCGTTTCTAACTTCTTCTTTGAATACTACTAATAGGGGAGCAATTCTTTTATTAAAGGTTGTTATGGCTCTTTGTATGTTATATTCACCTTTCATGTTTGGATTATTCTCAATCTCAGTTGGTTCTAACATATAACAATTAAGTTGTATTATTGAGGTACTTTTATTCTCAGGTTCTTTACCATTTTCTTGGGAAAATAAATCTAATTCTTTTTTAGTATAGTTAGCTTTAGTAATTTTTTGAACATCACCATGAGAAGCTCTTAATCCGTTATTTACATAATAAATAACATCACCTAACTGAATGTTTAGATTATGTTTGATGGCTAACTCCATATGAGCCATTCTACTCATTAATGAGCCGGCTTTGGTTTTTTGAGTACAACGTTTTTTATAATCATCTAAAGATAATTTAACTTTAGCTCTTTGGGCAATTTTCATTAAAGGAATTTCTAAATTAAATATTTTCTGAACATACTCGTAGTACCACTCAACAAATTCTTGACCTTTACCCTCAAGTAATTGTTTAACCCCTTTATCTAAAAAGTCCTCAATGTATAGTGGTAATTTTTTAGATTTAATTGTATTACCAGTTAATTTAACTTTACCGCTTGACTCCATAACAGCATAGTTCTTACGAGCCAAGTTAATACATGACGGCCAAGTACCATCAGTATCTAAAGCCATTTCACCTCTCATGAATAAATCGTTAAATTCTGCAACGTCCGAATCATCACCAGTGTATTCCTTACCTTCTTTAACTTTCCAGTTAAGACCTTTACCAATATAACGTCTATTTTCCCACCCCTCAGGTTTAGCAAAGTTGACACCGTCAGTATCCATTACAAGTGGAGTATAACCTTTTTTAATAAAAAACTTAATCATCTGACGAAGATATTGTCTACCTGTACAGGTAATTTGTTCCCCCATATACATATCACCCCACGCAAATACTTGAGGTGCGGATAACGCGCCAAACATTGAGTTAATAAAAATCTTAATCGGTAATTGTTTACGGTCATAAGATAATGATTTCTTTTTATCCACATCATAAAATTCTGACGCCAAGTTTTTATACATAATACGAGCATTACGGAAATAAGATAACATTCCTTTCATCGCCCCTCTAACATCACATTCAGGGAATACGTCATGTACTAACTGAATTGATGGATATAGAGAAGAGTAGTCAAGTTTTAATACGTTTCTTGAATACCCTACTTTAAGTAGTCTTGATAAACCACCAACAAATTCTGTCTTTTCTTGTTTTTTTGGGATTGCTAATTTGTATTTATGAGACCAAGCTAACATCAACATTTTCCATAATGTTGCGGTACCCATTGTTGATACTCTTTCATATGTTGTAGGTACCATTGATGCTAATAGAAACGTTCCCTGATTGAACTCATCATCGACAGTTAACGTTTCCTCTAAGTCATCGTCAAGATAACGCTCAACTATATTATCACCTGTAACTTTAATGTAGGTGCCAGGAAAACGAGTGTCTAAATTATTAAACTCAGGTTTATCCGCCCTCTTGTATTTCCCATTAGTTACGTTTAACCAAAACTCTTCTTTATTGGCATACATAGAACCAATTTCTTCATGGGGGATGTATACACGGTCAGGCGCTTCAGCGTTAATGTATTGAGTTATATATTTCAAACCCGCTGATTTAATACTTGAGTTAATTGCTTGAGCTCTACGGACAGAGTGAATGATGTCGATGATGTTATACCCCCATAACCCTGTTTGAACAAATCTCTCAACCTCGTTAGCAAGTTTTAACATACCATCCTTTTGAGAGATTGGCCTTGATGGGTTTAGTGATTTTGATATCTTTTTAATGTCTAAATTTAGAGCCTTACATCTTTCGAATATCCAAAACCAGTCAAAGTTAAAAGAGTTATATCCACCAATAATTGATGGTTTTAATTCATCTATAATTCTAAAAAATTCTACAATACCTCTTCTTTCTTGGTCTTCGTCAGCACATTCAATAACTCTTTGGAATCCTTTATTGGTTTTGATTCCTATCATGAATATACGACCGTCTTTAGGTTCAAGAGAGGTCGTCTCTAAGTCGAATCCGAGTCTCGTGATGTCATTATATTCCTCGTACCCTTTGAATAACCTCTTCTCCCTTGAGATTAGATATTGTTCTACAGGAGGAAGAACTAAGATTAAATTTTTAGCTCGTTCTGACCATGGGTCTAACCCACCGTCCCTAAAAAATTGTATTAATGTTCGGTATCCTTTTAAAGATTTGACCATGAACTTAAGTCCTTGTTCTAATCTTTCATTACCTTCAGTTTCTAACTTATCTATAACAATACCATATTTGGTCATTGCCGCTTTCTGTTGGTCCTTAGAAGATGAATAAAAATTCAAACCTCTTAAGTCACCAACCCAAGCAAATGCCGTGAAAGTATCTTTTTTGATTATTTTACCTTGACCAGGTATTTCTTTAATTTTGTATATAGAATCTGTGACATAATCAAACTCTATGGCCACAATATGTTCTTCAGGGTC